TCTGACGGCGGAATCCCGGCACCTGTAACGACAGCGCCCGGATGGCTTCCGCTGCCGTGTTCACGTACAGGCTGAGGCGGCGGCCAAATCGTTGTAAATCCCCGTGAAGGCAGATGCGTGCCAGTGGCGGTGACGCCAGACAGAATGCGTTCGTCGTTGCCATTTTTCGGAATACCTCTCCCGTTTACTCAGTTGTTCAGGCAGATGGTGAAGCAGTTCACCGTTGCCGCAGTAAATGGCGGCATGATTGGCCACCGATGCGCCAAAGCAGCACAGCAGGATATCGCCCGCCTGTGCAGAGGACAGGGGCACCCGGTAAAAGCCGGTGACCGCCATATTGTCCAGGTAAAGGTTCTGACCGTTGCGCCACCAGTCATCCTCACGCTCAAAATCCGGCATATCAATTCCCGCCAGATGGTATGCATCCCGGAACAGCGTGTAACAGTCCGTCACCCCGTGCTCAAAGCGCCGTCCTGTCAGATGTGGCACACAGCGGAATTTATGAATTTCCCCCCGGCAGACCAGCCACCAGGACAGTGCACTTTTTATCTGCAGCCGCCGGTCGGCCTCGCTCAGCCAGGGCAGACCACCGGGATGACTGTGGACCAGTGCCACAATCTCCCCCTGCATCTCTGCCCGCAGCCAGTCTTCCGGTGCGATACGAAAATACGCCTCCGGCTCTGCAGAAATATTCACACAAGGGATATACCACTCCCCCTCCGGCGTGCTTAT